ACAGACATTTTCTTGAGTCCAGACAACGGAACGTATAACGACGGCTACCTTGACTTGGGTATTGCCAGCAGCACCTACAACTATCCTGGCTTTAGTTTAATTTTGCCCAACGATGCTTACTTGTTTAACTGGGGAAATGCCACAACAGGTGGCGGCAACTTGGTACTTGGTACTGGTGCTGTAAACGATATTGTATTTGCCACAGGCGGCATCAACCAAAACAACACTGTGATGCGTATCACCAGCGGCAACGTGGTAGCAATCAAATCAACCAATGCGGCAACCAACACCACCAGTGGTGCATTGCAAGTAGCAGGCGGTGTAGGTGTGCAAGGCGCAATCTATGCTGGTAGTATTCAGAACACTCCCGTTGGATCAACCACAGCCAGCACAGGTAACTTTACTTCATTGAATGCAGCTTCTGGATTGACAGCAAGTACAGTGAGTGCAGCTACAATTGGCAATGCTGGTGCTGCACTAAGCGGTTCTACTACAACACTAACTGGTCTATTAACTGCCAGTGCAGTCAACGCAGCCACTATAGGTAACGCAGGCGCAAATGCACAATTTGGATTTGTTACAGCGACAACAGTCAATGCTGCCACCGTTGGTAATGCGTCCACAGCAGGTCAATTTGGCACTGTAACAGCAACCACAGTCAATGCAGCCACCATTGGCAACACTGGTGCAGCAGTGACAGGTAGTACTGCTACATTTGGTGGCCTACAGGCAGCAGCCATTGGCAACGTGACTCCAGGATCAGCAGTATTCACAACTGTCAATACACTGGGCAATATCTATGCCAATAGTGCAACAGGTAGCCTAATACTATACGGTAATTCGATTACCAGCAACACTGGCAAGATTGGACTTGGCAGCATCAGCAACGTACAGATCACAGGTGGATCTAGTGGTTATACTATTGTAACTGATGGCGCAGGTAACTTGAGCTTTTCATCACTGTTGGGTAACAGTATTCTACTAGGCTCCAATGTAAGCGGACAGTTGGTATCTAATGCAGTAGCATTGACTACTACGACAGACTTGACAGATGCTATTGCACAGCTAAACGCAATTTTAGGTAAATTGACACCATCAAGTCCTCCTAACTTCCCAGCAACAACACTGACTCAATCCACTGGTACTATCTCAGGATTGATGTCAAACTTTGCACAGACTGACAATTCAGGATGGGGCAACCTAAGCGTTAGTGGCGGAACCGCAGTAAACGTAGTAAGAAGTGCAGTTTTTGCAACCAGTACAGTGACCAACTCGGGAACTACCCCTAGTGGCGGTAACATTCAGTTATACATAAATGGCGTAGTGCCGCCAAGCAATTTCCATGCACTGACATCAACTCCAACCAGCGCAGACAACGGCACTTATGGTAACTTGGTAGTATCAGGTGTACAAGATTATCACAACATTGTGAGTACAGTGGCAGCTGGCTTCTGGAACGTATTTTCAGCATCAATTGCAGCAACAAGCATACCCGCTGGTTGGAACAGAGCCAACATTTATTACACAGGTGATGCCGCAGCAACACCAACATTAACTTGGTACTATGATAGTTCTAGCCCAACTGCTCCAGCATTCAGTGCAACCAGTATAGCATTGACTAGCAACACAGTTACTTACTCAAGTACAATTCCGCATTTAAACTCAAGCGCTGGCTTTACACTAAACGGTACAGTACAAAACTTGAGCGGAGATTTGTACTATGCAGCATGGACCAGCACTAGTGCTAACTTCTTCTCAAGTCTTGGTGCAGGTGGTGCACTACTAGCACCAGCCAATAGAACATTGTCACAAGTAGGTGTACCAGTACCGCTAACACGCAACAACACCAGTGCTTACTCGTTCTCAACCACATCAAACGTGACAACTGGATTTGGTAGTGCTAGTGCAGCAACTGGCCCAACACTGAGCGTTTCAACACCATATGCAACTAGTGGTAGTGGACAATTTGCACCAGGTAGCATTATCTTGTATAAAACAGGCACAACCACACAGATTGAAGAAACCAGTTTGACAACTGCATACGGCACAGCCGCACGTATTACCAATCCAGACGGCGGTACTGCTGCTGATAACCCTGCATACACTGGAACAGAAACCACATTCAACAGTGCAACCAGCACCTTGTTGGCAACAGATGCTACGGTTGTGGCTGCAAAACTACAGTATGATGTAACCAACTACTCAACTGGCTACTACCCAGTTGGACCAAACTTGAGTTCAGGACGTAGTGCTAGCCAATACTTCACATTCAAGTTTTCACAGGCTGCATTGTCCACATTCCACATCAACTATACAGGCACACTGGCTGGCTTGTGGATGGCATGCCCTGGGGTAACAGATACTCCAGCAAGTCCAACCAATGGATGGCTGAACGCTGCCTCTGCTTATGGCGGCGCTGGCGTTCCAGGTACAGGTACTGGTGGTAACGGTACTGCGGGCTGTGCAGTTGGTGGCAACGCAACACTGAACTCGCCAGGTACTTACAGTATTCAAGTAACATTGGGTTCAGCAAGTACATCAAGTGCTGGTAATAAGAGCAATGAGATTTATGTCAGGGTCAAACTGACAAGCGCACAATCGTTGACTGCATTGAGCATCGCTGCATAATTAAGAGAAATATAAAATGGCAATATCACAAACACAAATTGTTGACTACTTAAATAAAAAGGTTGGATATAGCATCGCCAAAACCGATGTTTCGACTGCGAAATATCCGTTTAACGAATCTATACCTAGTCCACTATTGACTCCGGGTCAATATGTTTGGCAACAGGATTACTATATTCCAAGTGTGTCGTCTGCACCCAGCGCTAACACAGTAGTCAACGGCAGCACGATTGTTGCTGTGTATAATACCAGTACAAGTGCAGTGGTACAGTCTACTTCACTTAGCGAAAGTGTTAGCCAAGAAACTTGGAACACAGGCATTACAAACTGGATTCCTCCCAGCTTTGGATCTGGATACCAACTCAAACTGTATGCAGGTCCTCCAGGTGCAAGTGCTGCACAGGTAGCAAACTTTACACAGTTGCCAGTAGCAGGTTCAGGTGCCAACGACAGCTGGTTCTTTGACTACCAAGCTGGTATTGTAAACTTTGCTGATACTAGTGTTCCAGCAGCCGCGGCCAACGTGTCAAACGTAGTGTATGCAATGGGTGCCGTTTACACTGGTACACTTGGTATTGCCAACTATGCTAACCTTAGCATCATTGGTAACGTTACCAGCGTCAACGGTAACATTGTATTGACCAACGGTGCATACTACGGTAACGGTTCAAACTTGACTGGTATTGCCACAGCAGGTGCTGGCAACGTCAGTTACTATAGCCAAATTACCCCACTTAGCAACAACCAAACATATTACTTGGAGTTTGCCAACTTAACCGTAGGCAACAGCATAACTGGTGCAGTCACAACAGTCAACGTGAACCCAAGCACAAGTACAATCAGTGCTGGTACATTTAATGGCACCAGCATCACTTTAACTGGTCCAGACAACAACGCATCTCAATACAATAGCGGCGCACTGCAAATTGTTGGCGGCGCAGGCATCAGCGGCAACTTGTATGTTGCCGGCAACGTGTATGCTGGTAACTTGATCAGCACAACAACACAGATTCTTGAAGTAACAGATCCTTTACTATATTTGAATGCCAATACACCAAGTAACTACAACTACGAAATTGGTTTTTATAGTCACTTTGGCCCATTTGGTAGTACTCCATATCAACACACTGGATTTGTACGTGATCACACAGCAGGTATTTGGAAACTGTTTGCCAATACTCCAGAACCCGCTGGCGGCACAGTCAACTTTACCAACAGCACTTGGGAAGCATTGCAGATTGGTAACTTGATTGTAGCCAATACTACTGCTGCCACAGGCACAACACAGGCCACAGGCGGCGCACTATATGTAGCAGGCGGCGCTGGTATTGCTGGTGCCGTCTACGCTGGTAGTATTCAAAACACTCCCGTTGGATCAACTACGGCCAGTACTGGTTCATTTACATCATTGAATGCTGCCAGTGGATTGACAGCAAGTACAGTTCAAGCAGCAACTATTGGTAATGCCGCAGCAAGCGGACAGTTTGGTACAGTAACAGCTACTACTGTTAATGCTGCAACCATTGGTAACGCCGGAGCAGCGTTGAGTGGTGCTACTACAACTTTAACTGGTTTGCTGACAGCCAGTGCAGTTAACGCGGCTACTATAGGTAATGCCGCAGCAAGCGGACAGTTTGGTACAGTAACAGCTACTAACGTTTATGCAGCCACAGTAGGCAATGCAGGCGCCAACGGGCAATTTGGATTTATCACAGCAACTACAGTTAATGCTGCTACGATTGGTAACGCAAGTGCTAGTGGTCAATTTGGTACAGTAACAGCAACCACAGTTAATGCTGCCACAGTAGGTAATACAAGTACCAACTTCAGTGGCTCCAGCATTACACTAACTGGACTGGTAACAGCCAGTACAGTCAATGCCGCAACGATTGGTAACGCTGGTGCTGCTCTAAGCGGTGCTACAACAACGCTAACTGGACTATTGACAGCCGCAACAGTTAACGCAGCTACAATTGGTAATGCAAGTGCTAGTGGACAGTTTGGTACTGTGACTGCCACTACTGTCAATGCAGCTACAATCGGCAATGCAAGTGCTAGTGGTCAGTTTGGTACAGTAACAGCAACCAACGTTTATGGCGCCACAATTGGTAATACCAGCACCAACTTCAGTGGTTCAAGTGTTACAATAACTGGGCTAGTAACAGCCAACGCAGTAAACGCTGCCACTATTGGTAATGCAGCAGCAAGTGGTCAATTTGGTACTGTAACTGCTACTACCATAAACGCAGCCACCATTGGCAACACTGGTGCTCAATTCAGCGGCAATACTGCTACATTTGCTGGTAACATTACTGCCGGTAACATCACAACTGCTGGATCAAACGGCAACATCAGTGGCGTTAATACAGTATTTGCAACTACACTGGTTGGTAACTTGTCGGCTGCTAACGTGGTTGGTACAGTGGCAACAGCCAACGTGGCTGTGTATGAACAGATCATACCACTGAGCAACAATCAAACCTACTATATTCCTTTTGCCAACGTTACCAACGGTAACAGTACATTGGGTGCAGTAAGCACAATTAACGTCAACCCAAGTAGTGGTAATTTGTATGCAACAGCCTTTGTTGGATCTGGTGCATACTTAACTAACATCAACCCTGGTAGTATTGGTTCAGTTGCAACAGCCAACGCATCAATCTATGCAGGCGTAACCAACAACACCAGCGGTGGTACATACTACCCAATGTTGAGTGGTCAGTCAACAACTGGTAACACACAAGCACAGGTCAACGGTAGCTTGAGCTATGTACCAAACACTGGTACATTGAGTGCAACAGCATTTAACGGCTCAGGTACTTCTTATATCCAAACACTACAAGTCAACGGACAGTTGAGTGCCAGCGGTGCAATCATTGCTGGTAGTGGTGTAGCTACCACGAACAACTCCACTGGTGCGTTGCAAGTCTCGGGTGGTACAGCAATAACTGGTAACATCAACATTGGTGGACAAATGTTTGTTGGCACCAGCGCACAAGCAACAGTATTGACTGGAGCTATTGCAGTTAAACGTGGAACAAGTACAACAGGCCCAGGCACACAGTACACACAAGACGCACTGATCAACGCAACCAACTCTGGTTCCAGTGACTTTATTGCTTACGCCAACAACTACCCTGGCCCATCAAACGATCACGGTTGGATGGACATGGGCTTCACTGGCGATGCGTTTAGTGACCCAGTATACTCAATAACCAAAGCCAACGATGGTTACTTGTTTGCCAGCGCTGCCAACTCAACAGTGGGCGGCAACTTGGTATTGAGCACAGACTGGACCGGCAGCTACAATGACATTGTAATTGGTGTTGGCAGCTTCTACTCAAACAGTGAAGTTGCTCGCTTCCATGGCAACGCAAGTACCAGCGGTACATTCTCAATCAAATTGCCAACTAACGCAAGCCCAGCAGCCAACACAGGTGCGTTGCAAGTTTGGGGCGGAGCAAGTTTTGGCAGCAACGTATTCTTAGGCGGCGCAGTCTTCTTGAACGGTAACCAAGCAGCAGGTAACGATGTAGTAGTTAAAGGCAAAAACGACAGCACATTGATTTGGGCACGTCCAAATGCCACATACGATACAGTTATTATTGGTAACAGCGCAACAGCAAGCTCAGTGGTCAACGGTGCTAAACTAAACATCAACACCACAGACAGTATCTTGTTGCCAGTTGGTACTAACGCACAACGTCCAGGTAGCTCAGGTTATAGTGACGTTGCTGGTATGTTCCGTTACAGTACAACTGCCAACGCAATTGAATGGTACAACGGTACAAGTTGGCAAACAGCTTCAAGTAACTTTACAGTTATTGCTGATGCACAATTTACTGGAACAGGATCTACTGCAACATTCACATTGCCAAGTAGCCAAACAACCAACAGTTGTATTGTGTCTATCAACGGTGTGGTACAGATCCCAACATTGGCCTACTCAGTAAGTGGTACAACACTAACATTCACTGAAAATCCAGCTAACGGTGACGTGATTGACGTTCGTATGTTGACTACAACTACCACAGTTACTGGATTGAGCGATACCAGTGGCTACAACACAGTCAACGTGATCACAGGAACTGGTGTAACATTTACAACTGGTACATCATCACAGACTACACAGTATACTATTGACACCAACGGTGGTTTCGTAACCAATGGTTCAAACGTGACTATTGCCAGTGCTGGTACCAGTGTCGTTGACAACTTGTTTGCTAACAGCTACAGCAGTGCAAAATACACTATCACAGCAACACTACAAGGTACAAACATTCGTGAAATGACTGAAGTACACATGGTACATACTGGTAACGGTGCAGGTGCTGGATCCGTGTACCTAACAGCCTATGGTAGAATCAACACTGCGGGTAACACACTAGTAACCTACAGTGGATCAACAAGTGGTAACATTGCTCAATTGCAGGCTACTACAACAAACGCCAACACAATCTTGAGAATCAAACGAGATTACATGGCAATTTAATTGGTTGGGGTAGATGGTCTACCCTGACTTCTAATCCTTTTGGGGAATATGGAACCAAGGAAACAAAATGGTAGCAAGCGTAAATACAAACTTCATAGTACAAAACGGTCTTACAGCAGGACCAGCAACAATTTTTGCCGGTAACGGCGACGTCATTACAAGCGGTAACATCACAGTCACCGGCGGCGGCAGCTTTGGTGGCTTGAGCAGTAATCAAATATATCAGAGCACCAGCAACGTAAACGTCAACTCTGCATCTGTTACAGTTGGGGTAGGTGGGGCCAACGTTGCCACATTTACTTCTACAGGACTAACTATTCCTGGCAACTTCACAGTCAACGGTACTACAACCACAATTAACACAGAAACTGCTACTTTTATCACCGCTACTACAGTCAATGCTGCCACCATTGGCAATGCAGGCGCAAGTGGTCAGTTTGGTACAGTGACAGCCACAAACGTGTACGGTGCTACCATTGGTAATGCAAGTGCAGTATTGTATGGTACACTGAATAGTTCTAGTGCAAGCCAACCAAACATCACAACACTCGCTGGTGTTACATCAATTGGTGCTAGTAGTGCAACAACATTAACAGGTACACTACAAACAGCTAGTCAACCAAACATCACAACACTCGCTGGTGTTACATCAATTGGTGCTAGTAGTGCAACAACATTAACAGGTACACTACAAACAGCTAGTCAAACAAACATCACAGCAGTTGGTACACTATCTGGTCTAACAGTTGCGGGCACAACCAATACACAAACAGTTCAGCCTAGTGCTAACGTTACCTATAACTTGGGTTCAACCTCAGCTTGGTACAACACCATCTACGGTACATCAACCCACGCACTATATGCTGACTTGGCAGAAAACTATCAAGCAGACAAATACTACAATCCGGGCACTGTATTGCAGTTTGGAGGCACAGCAGAAGTTACACTAGCTGATGCTGATACAACCCGTGTAGCAGGAGTAGTTTCTACTAACCCAGCACATCTGATGAATGGCGCATTATCTGGGCCCAATGTCACCGCACTGGCACTGACAGGACGTGTGCCCTGCATGGTAGTAGGACCAGTTGCCAAAGGTGATCTAATGGTCAGTGCAGGTTGGGGCTATGCCAAATCCAACAACGGTGCAGGCGTTGGACAAGTGATTGGTAAAGCACTACAAGATTTCCCAATGAACAGCAAAGGTGTCATTGAAGTGGTTGTGGGTAGATTCTAAATCAACACACTCCGTAAAGGGGCCGAGGCCCCTTTTGTTTTGGATAAATACGTGATAGAGTGAGAAAAAGATGGCATTAACTAGACCAAAAATTTGGGACATTGATACGAACGTTGAATGGTTTGTGGATCCCATTACGGTCTTACACCAAGCATCTACACTGGCCAACGTAGATGTTGGATTCTTGTTTAATCGTGCCAACGGGCTGGTATCAAACGTGGCTCTGTATTGGAACGAAAGCTCGCAGAGTTTTGTAACAGCCTATACCAGCAGTGACGGCACTACCAACACCAACATAGCTGTGACCAGTTATGCCAACATTACAACTGGTAACATTGTAGCCTCGGCTATTTCTGTTAGCGGCGTAGACTTTACCACCAATGTTGTTTCTTTACAGAGTCAAATTGCTGGCGCTAATGCCGCTATAGTCACAGCCAACACAGCAATGAAGGCCTATGTTGATGCGGCCAATACCATCCAAAGTAGTCAAATTGCAACACTACAAGGGCAAGTATATACCAATGCCAACGTGGCAGCATATTTGCCAAGTTATGGTGGTAACTTAACAGTTGGTAATTTGGCAGTTACTGGGAACATTACCACAATCAACTACGAAACAGTTCTTTACACAGAAACTGCTAACGTACTAACAGCCAACGTACTAACAGTCAGTGGTAATACAACATCAGGCAATGTGCTAGCCACAGGATTTTTCTATGCCAACGGTGCACCATTTGTCAGTAGTAACTTTAACCCAGCAAGCCCTGGCACTATTGGTGGAACTACCCCGGGTGCAGCAACATTCAGCAGTCTAAAGACCACACAAACAACAGTCACACTGGGTGCAAGTGCTGGAGCAATCAGTCAAGGCACTTATGCTATTGGTATTGGTACCTATGCCGGTTATAATACACAAGGTGCATACAGTGTTGTAATTGGTGGTCAGGCCGGACAAAACACAGCTGGCGCCCAAAGCGTATTGATTGGTTACAATGCTGGTTTTAACAGCAGTAACGGCAATGTGGTTGCTATTGGTTCTTATGCTGGTACTCAATACCAAGGTCAAGGTGCAGTGGCAGTTGGCCCAAATGCTGGATCCAACAACCAAGCAAGCAACGCAATAGCAATTGGTAACAGTGCCGGTGTAGTACAGTCTGCACCAAGTATCATATTGAATTCCAGCGGCAATCCTTTGAACGATGGCGGCCGCGCTGGATTTATTGTAAGTGCTGTACGCAATGATACCAGTAACGTTGGCAATATTGTAACCTACAATACAACAACCAACGAATTTACCTATAGTAATACTATCTCAATTGTAGGAACTGCAACAGTTGGTAATGTAATCACCACCGGCGGTGTGTTTTGGGCCAACGGTAATGCCTACAGTAGCGGCAGTGGAACAGGCTCGGGTATTACTTACACGGCCAGTAACACAGTACCAGCATCTGCTCACGTGGGCGACCAATGGTACTATCAGGCAGCAGACACTCTCTACGAATACATCAACGATGGAACACAGTTGGTTTGGGTTGATGTGCAGTCTAGTCCAACCAGTGCAGGTGTTGGCAATGCCACCGCTGGTAACTTGACAGTAAACGGCAACTTGACAGTAACAGCCAACACTTATCTGGGTAACAGTTTTGTTTCTGGAACACAAACAGTTACAACACTGATCACAACTGGCAACACCACTGTGAGAGGTAATCTTTTTGTCTCTAGTAATGCAGCAGCAGGCACAGTGACTAGAATTGAATATAACATACCGCATCCATTCATGTTGATGGGTGCAAGTTAAGGAAACATAATGGCAATAACATATCGAGTATTGGGACAAATTAATCCCGCAGCAAACACACAAACTACTATCTATACGGTGCCAGCCGCCACTAGTACTATCGTGAGTACAGTGAGCATTTGTAATACCAACAGCTTGGCTACTACATTTAGCTTGGCAGTGCAGCCACAAGGTGCTGCATTGGCCAGACAGCATTATATCAACTTTAACACACCTTTACCAGCCAATGACACTATCACATTGACACTGGGCATGACCCTGGGCAACACTGATGTGCTGAGTGGCAATGCTGCTAGTGGTAACGTGGCATTTAACGTATTTGGAAGCGAGATAACTTAATGGGATTTAAAACAGCCAGCGCACGTTTTACTCAAGCCCGTAGTGCTCAGAGCAGTGACCTTGTGGCATTCAACAACGCTACCACAGGCAACGCCAGTATTTCAGGTACCAGTTTGACAGCCAACAGTGTGATTACCACCGTGGTAGTTACCCCAGGTGCCAATGCCAGTTCTGGTACTACTACAACAGGTGGTGGCGGCACAGGCGGGTCAGGTGCAAACGTAGTACCAACAGGTGTTAATATATCAATATACTCTAACGTAGCAGGCGCTCCCGGCAGTTGGAGTTTTACCAACGGCAACTTGGCTTTTAGTGCCAATGGATTCTACGCTATTACAGTATTGACTAGTATGCCTATTTATGTCAAATCCTGGGGAGCAGGCGGAGCAGGCCTAATTGGAACAAGTCCAGCATACGGAGGAACTGGAGGATTCAGTTCGGGACTTATGACATTAACTGCCGGCAACGTCTACACAGTGTGCGTTGGGCAAGGTGGAAGATTCAGTAACGCAACCAGTGTAATTGGCGGCGGTGCTGGTTTAGTTGGAGTAGGTGGCGGCGGCGGCTTGTCGGGTATATTTTTTGGAAACTTGTATCAAGGTGGTAACTACACACAGGCCAACGCTGTACTAATAGCCGGCGGAGGTGGCGGGGTTTCAAGCGGGCCATACCCTGGAGGCAACGGAGGCGGTATGGTAAGTATTGCTGGCAGTAGTGCTACTGGTGTTGGTGCTCCTGCTGTTGCAACACAAACAAGCGGTTACGCAGCATTACAGGGCGGTCCAGGCACAGTTGCCAGTGGTGCAAGAGGTGGCTGCGGCGGTGGAGGCTATTACGGTGGATATGGTGGCCCTGCAACTGGTGGGGGAAATGGTTCTGGTGGCTCGGGCGGCAGTGGATTTATCAACAATGCCGCAGTGTCTTTTGGTACTACTACCTATCAAGGAACTCCATCATTGTCCCCGGGAGGTATCACTTATCAGGGATACAGTGCATCATCCGTTGTTGCCACAGTTCCAGCTGCATTTGGTGATGTCAATCTATCACTGTATCCCAATGCTGCTATTGGTGGTGCAGGACTTACATCAGGATCATCAAGCCTACAAACAGGCGGAGACGGACTTGTTGTGCTGATCCCAGAATTAGTAGCAGTTGGATCTTCGGGTAGCAGCTCGAGTCCAACAATATCGTCGACGTTTGACTTCTTATTAGTTGGTGGTGGCGGAGGTGGCGGTGCTGGCGCCGGTGGTGGCGGCGGAGGTGGCGGCGGATATGTAGCGCAAGCACAAGTGCCTATAGTTAGGGGAACTTCTTACACTATTACCATTGGCGCAGGCGGTAATGGAGCCGGCAATGCAGCTAACCATGGCGGCAGCGCAGGAAACATTGGCAGTAACTCAAACATTGTGTCAGGAACAATCACTGTCACTGCCTACGGTGGAGGCGCAGGGGGAGGCGGTGATACTAACAGTACCGGAGGCGCAGGCGGCTCAGGCGGCGGCGGCGGCAGCAACAATACCAACACTGTTCAGGCCGGCGGTGCTACAACTCAGGGCCAAACAACATTATTTGGCAACATAGTCATCTCGGGATATGCTGGTGGATCAGGAAAAGGCGACCAAAACGCCGTCCTTACAGCCGGCGGTGGCGGCGGAGCAGGTCAAGCGGGAGCCAACGGGTCTGGCACAGGCAACCAGGGCGGTGTTGGTGGCAATGGTCTACAATGGGTAAATGGTAATAGTTATGCAGGAGGTGGCGGTGCAGGTAGTAACACTCAAACTGCAAGTGTTGGGGGTACAGGCGGTGGCGGTAATGGAGGTACGTATTCTACAACAGCAGGTCAATATGGTCTTTTTGCAGTTGCTGGCAACGCATTTACTGGCGGTGGCGGCGGCGGCGGAACGCAACTTAACGGAAGTCCTTTTAATCGTACTTACGGTGCCAACGGTGGTAGTGGTGTGAGTATTTTTAGAATGTATGCCAATATTGCGGCACCAGCATCGGTATCAGGCGCGTCTACATCAGTGCCAGGCGATGGCTATATCTATTATACCTTTACTACTTCTGGCACAATAACTTTCTAATGGAACAAGTATGAGTCACTTTGCAAGAATCAACGAAAACAATGTGGTGGTAGAAGTCATAGTTGCCGAACAAGACTTCATCGACAGCGGCGCAGTGGGTGATCCTGCTGCTTGGATACAGACCAGCTACAACACTCGCAACGGAGTACACTATGGTCCCGATGGCGAACCCGACGGTGGTGTAGCATTACGATATACTTACGCTGGCATTGGCTACACCTACGACCCTGTTAATGATGTGTTTGTGGCACCGGTAAATACATGATAGGATAAGCAATGTCATTTCCATTAAGCCCCACAAACGGTCAAACAGCAGTTGTAAACGGTATTACATACCAATACAGCAGCACCACCACGGCCTGGAGCAGAGTTCCACAGTCGTACAGTCGTACTACTACATCAACTGTAGCACCAGTTAACCCCACTCCTGTTGCTGGAGATCAATGGTACAACCCCACAACTGACACACTGTATCGTTATACTTTTGATGGCGCAGCCAGTTACTGGGTTGACATTACAGGTGCGTCAAGCACAACCACAGTTGGGCAAGCACAGACTTACTTGGGTGAAACCACCGCCTATGGCAACATCACCCCAACTACCAATGCAGCCTATAACCTAGGGTCAACATCAAGAACATTTGCCAATATCTATGTGGCCAACGGTGTATTCTATGCCAACGGAGTCAGCACTGCACCTAGTTATACGACCAGTGCAACAGCACCAACCAATCCGCCAATTGGAAGCCAATGGTACAATACCACAACAGATATCATCTACGAATATATCACTGACGGCGTAGGTACCTATTGGGTTGACGTCAGCAGCGACATTGGATCTAATGCTGTAACTGGCAATGTATCTTTAACAGCAAATCTTGTGCTTGCATCTAATGTTAACATTTTGTGGGCCAACGGAACAGTGTTTAGTTCGGGTATAACATTGGCAAATATTTCGTCAACTGTTGGCAATATCTTTGTCAGTTCACACATTACACCAACAGCCAACATCACATATGATTTAGGAACACCAACACAACGTTTTAGAAGTTTGTATCTGAGTGGTAACACAATCGACTTAGGTGGTGCAGTTATTAAAAGTGATGCTACTTCGGGACTAGTTGCATTTATCCCTGTACCAACTGCTAATGTACCAAATCCTATTGCTACTTTGATCAGCCCCAGCGGCGCAATAACAACAGCAAATACCACAGGCGGTATATTATCGCCAACAGTGTTTAGTACAACAGCCAACTCTTATAGCGTAACTTGTGCGCTAGTTGGAGGAGGTGGTGGCGGTGGTGGTGGCGAATCTAATCCTGGTGGTGACGGAGCCGGAGGTGGCGGCGGCGGTGGTATATTAATGACTGCTACTACAGTAACTCCGGGTGTTGCTTATGCAGTAATCGTTGGCGCTGGCGGTGTTGGTGGACAGACAGGGCCAAATGGAACAGTTAATGCACCAGGCGGAAACGGTGGAAATTCAACATTTAATGGACTAACTGCAATTGGCGGTGGCGGAGGGGGCGATGGCAACGGTGGCATTCCAACTTGGGGAGGATCTGGCGGTGGCGCAGGGAACGACTACGGGACTAGCCATCCCGGCGGTGGAGGCATTTATCTTCAAGGCCAAGCAGGTGGAGATGCAATAACAAGTAATACAAATTGGCGTGCTGGATCAGGCGGAGGCGGAGCTGGAGGTACTGGGTTTGCAAGAACTGGATCGGGGGCAGCAGGTAACGGTGGTAACCCGGTTTATATTGGATTGTCTGGCGTAGCTTCATATTATGCTGGCGGTGGTGGTGGTGGCGTTAGCAGTACAGGTGGCACAGCAGGTGTAGGCAGTAATGGTGTAGTAAGTAATGGCGGTAACGGTGCGACGAGTACTGTGGCTCCAACTACAGGAACTGCAAATACTGGGACCGGCGGCGGCGGAGGGGTTGGCCAAAACGTTGCCACTACGTATTACTATGGGGCAGCTGGCGGATCAGGAGTGGTTATTATTACCTATGCAAGTGCTAATCAACTTGGTACTGGTGGTACTGTTACCAATTGGACAAATTGGTATGGAGTCAAATACTGGGTGCATACTTTTAACAGCAGCGGAACATACACAGCATAAGGAATAAGAAATGAGCCACTTTGCAAAAATAGTAGATGGTAGAGTAACTGAAGTTATTGTAGCAGAAGCAGATTTTATTAATTCAGGCATCTTACCAGGCACTTGGATACAGACTAGTTACAATACAAAAGGCAATGTACATCACGGTTCTGACAATGAACCCGATGGTGGAGCAGCTTTACGGGGTAACTATGCTGGTATAGGTTATACATACGATAGTACAAATGATGTATTCTATCCGCCGCAGCCCTATCCAAGTTGGACAATCAGTGCAGAAACAAATTGGCTATGGGCACCGCCAACTCCGGCGCCTACAGATGGCAGAACTTATCACTGGGACGAAACAACAACCAGCTGGGTAGCAATAGAATAAGGATATACAATGTCATTTCCAGCAAATCCCTCAAACGGTCAAGCAGCCATAGTTAATAAAATAACTTATCAGTACAGCAGCGCGACCAATACTTGGACTAAACTAACAAGCCTGCCTACCTATCTTGCCAACTTGACTGCCAACAGCAGTATCACAATTGGCAACTTGACCATGAACGGCAACTTGACCAATATAACTGCCGCAGGTAATTTGTATATTGGTGGCACAGGTGTATTTGGAACTGCATTAAATTATGTTCCTGCTAATGCACCAGTACAAGTTGGTTTTAATATCAACAACTATAGCCAGTTCAGTATTCAAAATGCCAACACTGGTAACAATGCAAGTACAGATATTGCAGCCATAGCCAACAACGGCAGTGACAACGACACCTATGTTGACATGGGTATTGTTGGTTCAGGTTATAGCCAGGCTTCCTATAATTTGTATAATCCAAACGACGGTTATTTGATTGTGTCGGGGAATACTATTACTCGAGGCGGCAACTTGATATTGAACACATATCAAGCAAACGATATCATATTTGCCACAGGCGGGACTCAAAAAAACAATGAAGTAATGCGTGTTACCAGCGCCAATGTGGTTAATATTAAATCAACTAACACATCCACATCAACTACTACTGGTGCGCTAATTGTAGCCGGCGGAGCTGGTATTGCAGGTAACTTAAATGTTGGTGGCAACCTAACAACAACAGGCAACACAGTTCATACAGGAAATTTGACAGTATCGGGTGCAGGTAATAAACTATACTTTGCTGATGGCTCAAGTCAGAGTACCGCGGCAACAGCAGGTCTTGCTGGTGTGTTTGGTCAAGCATTTACAACAACTGGATCGGGACAAACTTTTACCATCCCATCTGGGGTAACTGCAATTAAAGCCACAGTTATTGGCGGCGGTGGTGCTGGTGGATCACAAGGAGGTAATTATGGAAGTGCTGGTGGTGGAGGCGCTGGCGGGTTGGCAATTTCTTATTTAACGGGATTAACACCTGGAAATACACTTTCCGTTACTGTTGGAGCTGCTGCAAGCACTTCATCTGTTGCTTCTGGAACGCAAAGTATTTCTACAATCACTGCTACTGGTGGTGGTAGTGGAGGAGTAGGTACTGGTAACGGTGGCGGTTCTGGTGGCGCTGGTGGGGCAGCTTCTGGTGGAACAATAAATTGCACTGGTGGCGCTGGCGTATCAGCAGCAGGTAGCACGGGTATTATTTTTGTATCTGGTTCTGGCGCTAATTCTATTTTTGGTGGCGGCGGTACAAGCAGCGCAAATAATGGTACTAATGGTGGTGCTGCTGGTGCTTTTGGGGCTGGTGGAGGAGGCGGAAACGGTTATGGAGCAAGTGGTGGCGCAGGCTACCAAGGCGTAGTTATTTTTGAATGGTAAAAGGAACAACAAATGAAAGCATTGATATCAAAGATTGAACCTCGTGAAACAGGTTGGCGCATAGCACAAGTAGAACTTGATGACAAGATATTTCCAGTGGCGGATGACATGTTTTGGGCTGATTGTGCTGATCACATTGTGGCAGATCAACACTGGTATGATCCTGTAGACAATACAATCAAAGACGTACCTACTGTAGCAATAACCCCAGCAGGCAATCAACCTGTTTCTAATGGCGCACAAACACTATGACCATCTCAGTTAATCCAGTTCACTCTGTCACATATGATGGCGCAACTTTAAACGTCTATCACGCCAATAAAGGTGAAGGTTTACCACGTCATGAACACGCTTATGCCCACCTAACCATGTGCCACGCAGGGTCTTTTGTTGTTCGCAAAGAAGGCAAAGAAGTTGTGTTTACCAAAGACACGCAGCCAGCTAACTTGGTTGCTGCTGAATGGCATGAGATTGAAGCATTGGAGGATGGCACAGTATTTGTCAATGTATTTGCAGAAGGCAAGTACTAAATACCCAATAGGATAACCCATGTCATTTCCAGCAAACCCCTCAAACGGACAGCAGAGTGTAGTCAACAACACGCTGTACAGCTACAACAGCACCAGCAACAGTTGGACCCGTGTTGCGGGCAGCAACGCCATCTACGACTTGGACGACATCTCCAACCTGGTTGACGGCTATACCAACACTTTCCCCACCAACTACAACGGATCACCAGTGATTTTTACCAGTCCCTGGAGCATACAAGTCATGCTGAACGGGGTATATCAACCCGCCTTCAAGTACAACGGCGACCTAACTTGGCCCAGCTATGTGCTGAGCGCCAACCGTGGCTACACTCTAGATCCTAACAATCAGCTACGCTTTGCCGACGCTCCGCCCATGGGTAGTCAAATTACCATACGTGCGGTAACAGGCGGCGCCCCGTCTACTACCAAATTCTATCCATTCAAACCTGTTGATCTCGTACTGGGCAGTTGATCTGGGATAAATATCTAATAACACAAGATAGTTCCCATTCGGAGAAAACATGGCAAGAAAAATCATTTTAGACGCTTACTACACCTTTAGTCCCAGCACACGCACCATCGTGATTCCTCACGCAGTGCCAAAAGAGCGTCTGATCTTAATCACCGACGTGACCACCAACCAGGTCATCTACAACTTCAGCGACCCCACACTGACCACTAGTAGTTACACGATTGCTACTGACTCTACTGGCGCTTTCACCACAACCACCATTGTTTTAACCTACAACACCACAAACTTGAGCAGTACAGATAAACTGCAAATTGTGGTTGACGAGTATGACGAGAAGTTTACTCCTGCAGAAACCATGATGGACCCGGTTAACAAACTACGTGTGAGCCAGCCACAGAGTTTGATTGACACTGACTACGAATACTCAACACAGCAGACCAAATGGGAACAGTTGAACATGATCAACAATCGCCCGTATGCTTGGTATTTGGTTACTAACAACACCTTGGCCTTGATTGATATACAGGCCAACACCAACTCAAGAACCTATACCGGTAACGTATTCCCTGCAACTGCTCCTCTAGCAGGTAACGCTGTAACTGTTACAGACAGCTTGTATGGCGGTGCCGACGGTACCTACATCATTGACAGCAATCCAACCACCAACACCTTTGCCTATACAGGACGTTTCTACGCCAACACAACCGGTAGTATTATGAACACTGGTGTTACACAGGCCTATTCTGCAACCCCTTACAGTAACGCAGCAATCGCAATCAGCAGCGTGGCCTATACAGGTAACTTGGTAACAGTTCTTACAGGTAACGTACACGGACTTAGCCTTGGTAACGAAATTGGTATAACTGGCTTGACAGCTAGTACTAACCCACCTAATGGATCTTGGACAGTGGCCACAGTTGCCAACAGTACAGCATTCAGCTACTATGCAACCAGTGTTCCCACTGGCTCCATTACCAGCACAGCGGCTAGCCTTTATGTACGTCCATTGGGCTTGACTCTACATCGTCCAACACAGGCCGGTGTGCGTTTTTCAACTAACAGTTCAAGTCACAATCATCAGTACATTCGTCAAACTCGACGTTACTTCCGTTATCAATCTGGTAAAGGTATCCAGATGTCGACAGGAACTACATTCAAGTCAAACATGTTCATTGACTCGATTACCTACAGCGCTGCTACAGGTTTAGTAACTGTTAAAACCAAAGACCCACACAATATTACCATTGCTGGTGTTTACATAACTATCTTCAACTGTAACGAATCTGGCTATAACGGCACATTCCCTAACATCACAGTTGTTGATCCCTACACATTTACCTACAATCCGCTACAGAATACAACATCAACAGGTGTTGCTCCAACTATTCTACAGGCCAGCGGTAACTATACAGCGGCAGTAAACAGTTGGTACAGCGGTACAATTCGTGTTGGTATGTTTGACAGCCAAAACGGCATGTTCTTTGAATTTGATGGACAAACACTATATGCAGTTCGTCGCAGCAGTACCTACAACTTGAGTGGTACTATTGCAGTTAACGTTGGTAGCAACATTGTTACAGGTACTAACACAGCGTTCTCTAAACAGCTAGTTCCAAATGATTTTATTGTGATCAGAGGTATGACATATCGTATTGTGAACATTCTCAGCGATACGGTAATGACTATTACTCCGCAATATCGTGGCCTGGTTAACATTACCAATGCTACCTACAGCAGAACAGTTGACACACGTATTCCGCAAAGCCAATGGAACATTGACCGTTGTGATGGCACAGGCCCAAGCGGATACCGTATTGACTTAACCAAGATTCAGATGTGCTACCTGGACTATTCATGGTACGGCGCAGGTTTTATACGTTTTGGATTCCGTGGATCAGACGGCAAGATTATTTACTGCCACACACTACTGAACAACAACGTTAACCAAGTTGCTTATATGCGTTCGGGTAACTTGCCTGCACGTTACGAAACCAACACATTTGCCAACAGCACAGTGTTGTTGGGCAACGTGGCACCCGCAGATACCAGCATCTTGTTAACAAGTTTGCCACAACCTTGGCCACAGACTGGTATTGCAGTAATTCGCAACACCAACCAACAAGAATATGTTTACTTTACTGGCAACACAATCAACAGTAATGGTAGTGCATTCTTAACCGGTTTGACACGTGGACAGCCTGGCGCAACACAGACCTGTACCTACACAGTGGGCAATGCAGTTGTTACAACAGCCAACACCTTGTTCTTGCAACCTGGCATGTACGTGACTGGCAACGGTATTCCTGCACAAGCCTATGTCAGCAGTATTGCTGCCAACAGCAGCATTACATTGAGTGTAGCACCATTCTACGCCAACACACAGGCACTGATTTTTGCACCAATGGGGCAAACAGCACAAACATTTGTTGCAAACACAGCATCGAGCGGGCCTACATCTAGCCCAACAGTAGTTGAATTCCATGGCCCAAGCTACAGCCCAGAAGTCAATCATTGGGGCACAAGTGCTATCATGGATGGACAGTTTACAAACGATAAACAGTACATCTTTACCAAAGGCATGACTACATTTGCCAACGTTTGGCCAGGACAGTCAACTGCGGTTATGAGCTTCCGCCTAGCGCCTAGCGCAAGTCAAGGTCAGCCTGGTAGTACAATAGGTCTGCGTGAAGTTATCAACCGTATGCAGTTTGTTCCTTTTGAACTTGACGCATACAGCAACGGATCGTTCTTGATGAGCGTTGTACTAAACGGAACAGTCAGCAGCAGCTTGCCAGGTTGGCAAAACGTTGGTGGTTCTAGCTTGAGCCAATACCAATTCCATGCTGCCAATACCACAGTCAACGGCGGCGAAACTGTGTTTGGTTTCTACATGAACACCACAGGCTCTCAACAGTCTGCGGGCCCTGGCGTTGGAACAACCTACAATACTACACAGCAAGACTTTTCGCAAGTTAAGGACTTGGGTACAAGTATTTTGAGTGGCGGACAAATTGCAGGTAACGTCTCAGTCTACCCAGACGGTCCAGACGTTATGACCATTGTTGCTACTAACTTGACACAGTTGCCAGCAGCTGGTGCAGGTTTCCCTGCTAACTTGGTTGCACGTTTAAGCTGGACTGAGGCACAGGCCTAAAAGGAGACCGCAATGCTGGTCTCCAGTAGCACACAGATTTTACCAGCAGTTACAGATCCCAACAATTTCTACGTTGGGATGTATAATACCACTGCCGGTAGAATAACTAGCCAGTTTGCTAGTCCCAGTCTAACTTTCAACCCTAGTGCCAACGTGTTTGCAGTTAATGGTAGTTTGGTTGTCAGCAACGGTGTGTTCTACGCCAACGGTGTAGCATTCAGCAGTGGCGGTACATTTACTGGTGGTACTATCACAACCAGTATTATTCCCAGTTCAAACGTAACCATTAACCTTGGATCTACTACCAACTGGTTTGGTAACATTTATGGCACAAGCACACATGCCTTGTACGCTGACTTGGCAGAAAATTATACAGCCGATGCCACCTATGCACCAGGCACAGTAGTTGTATTTGGCGGCACAGCAGAAGTTACTATCTCTACAGTAGACCATGACAGCGCAGTAGCAGGAGTAGTATCTACAGATCCTGCCTATTTGATGAACAGTGACTCTAACGGCCTGCCAATCGCTCTACAAGGACGTGTACCCTGCCAAGTAAAGGGCCCTGTAGCCAAAGGTGCAGTATTAGTGACCAGCACAATTCCAGGAGTTGCACAGGCCATTGACAATAAAAAATTTGTACCAGGCTGTGTAATTGGTAAAGCACTGACCGCAATAAATACAGACACAATAGAAACCATCGAAGTGGTGGTTGGGAAACACTAATGCAAAAAATTAAACAAATGTACCGTAGCAACTATGTAGGTGAAGAAATACTTCGCGAGTTGAACTACACCGGAGGTGCATGGGTCAAAACTGCTGAATATGTGCCTAGCGCAGTTACTAATCGACAAATATCCAACCGTGCAGTAGTGTTGGGCAATGGTCCTAGCCGTACTGAACTATATCCCAATGGCAACTTGTTCCAGTTACTAGACAATCACAAAGGCGGATTGTTGGCAGCAGGTGCAGTACAGACTTACGGTTGTAATGCTATCTTACGTGACTATACACCTGACTTTGTTGTAGCCAACGATGAAATGGCGCAAGAGATTATTGAAAAAGGCTATAACTACCAAACCATTGTGTATGGTACCAATGCCATGGTCCTGAGCTATCCCGGCAAGTTCTACAACGTGCCGCAAGCACCTAACTGGGACATGGGTGCTACCGCAGCATATCTTGCCTGCTTTGATGGACACCGTACAGTTTATCTAATGGGCTTTGACCAGCACAGTGGACATACCACTCGTCAATTCAACGTGTATGCAGGCACACGTGGCTACCCTTCTGTTGAAAGTTTGACCACAGAAGCCTACTTCGAAAAGACTATGCTACAGGTCATGAAATTGTATTCTGATGTTGACTTTGTTCGAGTAAGCCCATCTAAGGATTACTACATGCCCGAAAGTTGGAAATACCAACTTAACCTGCGTCAAATTGACTTCAGAGACTTTACTCTAGAAGTAGACTTATAAACTTTCAAGGGTGCGGATCTTGTCAATCACACTGGCAAATTTGAAACTGCGCCATACTCCAGGATGTAGGGGCTTAGGGTAATCATCCAATGGTACCCAGCAGTAGCCTCTATGCTCTCGATTTAGTACCGGAGCAAACTCCTCGTCAACTCGTATAACATAGGTATGGTATTCAAACTTACCTGTATCACTGGTGAACTTTTCAATAGGAACTAGTTTAGCATCCGCAATAATGCCACCTAACTCTTCGGCTATTTCTCTAGTTAATCCAGCAACCACAGTTTCGTTGGGCTCAATCTTACCGCCCACAAGACCCCAGGTGCCGCTGTGAGCACCATCGTTGCGTAGTAAAAAAAGATATCTGTGAGTTGCTCGACAGTAAATCAACGCACCAGCGCCAATTAGAGTACCAGCATCCAGTCGCCTTGATTGTACATTCCGTCGTAGCTCTTTGTCCATTGCATGTCTTGCCATTTATATTGAATACCGGTTGTTAGATTAGTAACATATTGTAAACTATTTTCGTTAGCACTGTCAAACGATACTGTCCAATGTACTCCGTTGTACTGTACAATATCATTGGCGTGAGCAACCAAATCTTGTCCGTCAGTACCACGCCAAGCCAAAGCACCGTTGGAGTTACTGTAATCACCAATGTCATTGATCAACAAATAACGAGTTCCGGTTGCTGGGTTAGTTAAGAAACTGCCCACATTGACATTTTGTGGATCAATGATAGCGTTGATAGGATTCAGAGTATTTGCAGGTAGTGTATCACCAAATGGTGTGTAGAGCAAGGTGCTAGGATCTGCAGGATTAGTTGCCACAGTGCCTACAATCTCGCTGCCATTTGGTTGACTTAAACGAATCTCAGTTGACCCAGATATAAAATTACCATACTCGTCCAGTAGAGGTGCCCAAGCACGTCTAGTTCCAATTACTCCATCTACTCCGTATTCATTGTAAACTGCTATGTCTTCGGGTTTGAGTAATTTTAATGTATAGTAAGGAGTACCACCGGTAACATAGGAGTTCAGCAGCACGCCATAGTTCAGTACAGAGATCACCTGTTGAGTGCCTAGACTTTCTAATGTGCTGAGATCTTGGAAGTTGGTGATGACCTGTTGTATAACGCCCATCTTCTTGACCTTGACACTGGTGCTGATCCAGATAGGAATTTCAAATGTGTAGGTAAACACACTGATAGGCTCTTCGCCGCCTGTGGGCACACTACGGCTATCCCAGTTTGTGTCAGTTAAAAATACGGCACTCAAACTGCTCCAGTCAATGTAGTTGTCTGTGCTTTGTATTTCCAATGCTGGATTAAACAACACACCAATCTGTTCAACTAACTGAAGTTTTTGTTCAGTGTTGCTGGTCCACACATCCATCTTTAGTGTCAGTTTATAAGGCACAGGCATTAATCGATCAATGCTATAGGATGCTCCTTGTTTGTTGCCATAAGTACCAGTCACGGGGTCGAACTCACGTTGACGTATCTGCATGGTTTCGACAACGTAAGGGTTTAGCACTCGATCACGATCGTATTCTAGTCCGCCAACATAGACTGCCATGGCTGGTACAGCATTGATGGTGTTTTCGCTATTGTTGCGGATAATCTGTGCAGCCTGGCGACTTGGATCTCCGTACATGACCGGCACACGTTGCAGACTAGTAATTCCGTTACGGTCTTTGCCAAACTCCACATAAAAGTCCGACACCAATCTAATAAATTGACTAATGAATTTACGTACCTGTCCGTCGTAAAAGTAATTTGAAGGGGTTGACATTAATTATCTGCTTTCGGAGTAAGAGCTGTGCTAAGGCTTTGTCGTACAGGAACCTGTTGACCCTGATCATTAGTAAAGGTACCTGAAGCATTGACAAATGTGCCCAACTGTGTTTGATTGTTTGAGCCCTGTGTGAGGCTTGTGCGTTGTACATCATTGACTGTGACCCACATTTTGCCATTGTATTGGAACACACGATTTGGCACGTAGTCTGTACGCAGGAAGTAGTCGCCGCTAATGGCATTGATAGGGAACTGTATACCAACGCCCATTGCCAGATCGTTTGGCGCAACAGCAGCACCCGATAGATAACCGTATATAGGAGTCGGTGGCGCCAACACATCTTCGTCGGCAGTGTCAAGTATTTCATCTGCACTGTCAATGACGTCGTCGGCAGTTTTCTCAGGTTGATTAGGCAACAGTCCATCTGGTAATAGTGGAACTTCGTATAGGCTGCTGGTGTCGTAACCACTAAATGGTACATTGGCTTCGCCTTCACGTACAGTAGCATCGTTGATCTTCAAGTTAGTATCTAGTGTACTTAAGATTTGTCCAATTGGAGTTGTGCTATTGCCAGCTTTAATATTGTTAAGAATGTCTTTGTATTCTTGACTGTCTACTAGAGGATTCAGTTTGACACGCCACAAGTGTGGCCACCATGTGGGACTAAAACCTTCACTTGCAAAACTGCCGTCTCCAACAACATAATAGCGTTTGAGTGCAGCAGGAACATCTTGATTTAGTGCGTCATAGTCAGTCAAGTGCTGTAGCTCCAACACATCACCGTTCATCAACTTGCGACCAAGTAAATCTACCATGTCACGCAGGTGGAAAGTCATAAAGATTGTACCGGTAGCCAAGAATAAACCAAACTGACTAAGATCAAAGTCCTGATCCTGGCGCTGATAAATTCCACGCATCTTGTAGACACTGGTGTCGTACTTGCGATCTCTATTTTCCATCCACAAGAGATCTTGAATGTTTTGCTCGCTTTGATTGGTGTAGCTGGGTTTGGTAGCATAGGTGCTGATGCCCACAGTAGTGCCTGCGGCAACGTTGGCTGCAATATTGGCACTGAGTGTAATAGTTGACGCATTTTTAGCAATCACACTAGCATTGGTAGGCACATTGGTGCAGGTCACAGTATCACCAATATTGATGTTGGCAGTGTCACTCACAGCCAATACATTGGTAACCACAGTGGCAGGTGCAGTGGTTGTTACTTGGGTGCCCTGTGTGATCGGGCCCAAATATTTGTGCAGCAAAATACCAGTTCCGCCGACGGTAAACATCTCGCTGATACGGCGATCAAAGAATTTATAATCGTTGCTGTGTAAGCCGTCTTTCCATAAACTGAGTCTTGCCACGTTTTTGTCCTGTTTTGTATATTTACCACATTTGACAACGAATGATGTAGAGTTTATAATATGGGCATGACAACCCCAACGCACATGAAACACTATGAGCACCTGCAAAAGTGCTTGAAAATGGTGCAGGATACTAAAGATATCAAAGCCCGTAGCACCTTGTACAAGATCTACTCAAACTGCAACGATGCCTACATTGCCATGGATCGTGAAATGGTAGAATGTAGGCGGTTGTCAAAAGTAACACATAAGTACACAGAACTGACAGCAAAATTTGAAGTATGTGTTAACGAGTTTGAGCAGTGGTACCTAATGGCCACACTAATGTACTAACTTGACTCAAAATGGTTTCTGCGTTATAATAATGGCATGTATAAAGTAATAGATAACACAGGTTTTGTTCGTGGTGCTTTTGATAGCTTGGACACAGCAATGGAAGCCGCAAAACTTGTAGACGAGTTTGTAACCATTAAAGGTGCGGACTTTGAGGTTTGTGGGATTTTTGGTGTAGACAGTGTCAAAGATGGGCTTTGCCCTGATGGCGTTGTGTATGATTGGAACAAAGCCGGCCGCATTGGCCGCGTGAAAAAGGAACGTGTATGAAAAAGCTAACAGACAAGCAAGTTGCTCGTAAGTTATTGCAGGCTGAAAAATACGCCGCAAAGGCAAGCAAAATTGTGCAAGAGAGTCTCGGACATCTTACATACTTCCAAAACTTGAGTTTTGAGTTGCATTGTAAGGCAGTAGAACTGCAAGAAAATGCACACTGGTTCAGCACAGGCACAGACCCAATTCGTTAAGGAAAACTCATGGCAACAGTAGCAGGCATCAAGATCAAAACCAAAGCACCACGTCAAACACGAGTTGCTTTCGCAGATGAAAAGTACACAGGTTCAGAACCTGAGTGGACTGCTGACGCAGCCGAGTGGGACAATGAGCGATTTGACAACAAGTTGCGTAAGAGTTTCTACTACTACAATTATTACTACAGTCAAAAAGACTGCAAGAAGTATGTGGTTGAGTGGCTGCAAAAAAACAGCAAACTTTCAATTGAAGAAGTCAAAGCGTTTAACCGTGCCGGAGATCGCTTGCTGCCCATGACAGTGTGCAGCCTTATCATGGCACACCGTGCCGGCATGCCGTTCCGTGGACGTCACATTGAGTTCATCATCGACAGCGTGATGGAAGTTGTGGCCAAGGCCGAACCCGAGCCCGTTGCAGAGATTGCAACAGCAGAACAAGTAGCCTACCGTCCCACTATTCAAGATCGACTTGCCGAACGCACAAGCGAGATCATCGGTGAGCTGGAAGGCATCTTTGACGATGTTGCAACTGGAGTCAAGAACCCAACTAAGTTGTATGACTATCTTGTTGCCAACAACGTGGTGCAAAGCCAGTTAGGAAAATACGAAGATGTTTATAAAACACGAAAAGCTGAACTTGAACTTGCAATAT